CCATGAAAATATTTCCAGAAGCATCAATGACCATTCTTGAAGAACTACCATCTGCATCAACAAAATTTATTCCGTCTGCTCCATTTAAAGTATCTATATGAAATCTAGCTGTTCCATTTTCTGAAAATTTCTGGGAGGTAACACCACTAGATGCATTTAATTCTAATGTATCTCCTGTTCCCTTAACTACAAGAGTAGAAGCCATATCTACTGCACCATCTATATCTACTACATCAAGGTTTGTAGTGCCGTCAACATCTAAATCACCATTAAAGTCTGCATTACCAGCTAGTGTTAGTGTCGTTGCCATATCAACAGCACCATCAATGTCTACAATATCAAGATTAGATGTACCATCAACATCTATATTACCAGATATATCTAATTCAGTAGCTACTATTTTATCATTAAAAGTAGCTGCTCCTGCTTCTGACATATCTAATGTAAGAGCAGTAATAGCACTTCCGCCATCATCTCCCTTAAATATAATATCTTTATCTTGGACACTAGATGTTAGAACTGCATCACTAGAACTATTACTAATATCTAAAATAGATGTTCCGGCTGATTTAAAGATTACATTATTTCCAGCAGCATCAAGTACTATATCTCCAGCAGAATCTAATGTAATTGTAGTTCCATCTGCTTCAAAAGTACCATCAGCCGTAATAGTAATATTAGCTGCTGCGGCTGCAGTATCTGTAGTTACAATACTTAGTGTTCCATTAGTACCTGCAGTAAATACAGCAGTATCATCCGTAGAACCTGTCATTGTTATTACTTTACCATTTACAGCAACATCATCAACTGTTAAGGCTGTAAGAGTTCCAAGACTTGTTACATTACCTTGTGCTGCAGTTTGTAGAGTACCTGTTAATGGACCTGAAAAAGCATCGGCTGTTACAGTACCATCAAAATAAGCATCTTTAAATTCTACACCAGATGATCCTAAATCAAGAATATTATCAGCACCCGGAGTTAAAGCTCCATCAGTTAATATTAATTGTTTTTCATTACCAGCATAGAAATTAATTGTATCAGCAGTTTCAAAGTCTATCTTAGTTTCATCATCTTCACCAATCTTAATATCTGTAGCTAATAAAGATGTAATTGTAGTTTGTGCTGCTCCTAGTGCAAAGTCTAATGTATTATCACCATCTTGATAACTAACTGTAATACCTGTTTCAGTATTAGAACTTACCATATCACCTACAGTATCAGAAATAGTTTCAGCTAAAGTTGTACCATTGATAGTTAGTGCATCAGTTTCTAAAGTACCATCTACATCTACATCTCCTGCAACAGTTAATCCAGCCGCACCTACCAACTTTAAATCATCAGCAGACTCATCCCAAAGCATATAAGCTCCAGATGTAGCTCCAAAAAACTTAACATCATATCCTGTATCGTCTACACCAACAGTAACAGTAGCATCAATTTGAGTAGTTCCATCAATATCTACGGCATCTAAGTTAGTAGTACCATCAACATCAATAGCGCCAGATATATCTAATTCTGTAGCTACAATCTTATCATTAAATGTTGCAGCACCTGCAGCAGACATATCAAGTGTTAAAGCTGTTATTGCAGAACCACCATCATCTCCCTTAAATATAATATCTTTATCTTGAACACTAGATGTTATAACTGCATCACTAGAACTATTACTAATATCTAAAATAGATGTTCCGGCTGATTTAAAGGTTACATTATTTCCAGCAGCATCTAATACAATATCTCCACTAGAGTCAAGAGTAATATCTGTACCATCGTTTGTAATAGTATCAAGTGCAATACTACCTATATTAGTAATATCGGCATCATTCAGATCAAAGCTTCCAGTAACCTCTAAGTTACCGCCTACAGATACATTACCTGCAAAAGTTGCATTAGCTCCACTACCTGTCAACATAGTAGTTGAACCTGATTTAATTATTAAGTTACCTGAACTATTTGTTAAGGCAGCATATTGAGTTCCAGCATCTTTTAGAACAACATCAGCATCATCAGCATCTAATACAATATCTGCAGCAGCATCAATTGTTAGGTTATTTGCTGAGATAACAAGATCTGTTCCATCTCCTTCAATTTTCTCTCCATCATCACCGAAGGTTAATCCAATGTTTGCTGGAATATTTATATCTCCTCCAGAACCTACTGTAAAAGATAAGTCAGTTCCATCAGACTCAATCTTTTCAGCAGTTGCAAAAGTAAGACCTACACCTGAAGGAATATTAACATCAGCCGTAGCTGTTAAATTAATATTGTTTCCTGAAATAGTTAAGTCAGTACCATCGCCTTCTATCTTCTCAGCATCATCACCAAAAGTAACTCCTACATTTGCAGGAACATTAATATCTGTGGTAGCTGTTAAGTTTATATCATTACCAGAGTTAATAGTTAAATCAGTTCCATCTGATTCTATTTTTTCATTGGAGTCTGTAAAGTGTAATCCAATATTAGTAGGTATAACAACATCAGCACTAGCTGTTAGATTTATATTATTACCACTAATTGTAAGGTCTGTTCCGTCTCCTTCTATCTTCTCACCATCGTTACCAAAAGTAACACCAATGTCAGCAGGAATATTAATATCACCACCAGAACCGACACTAATTGAAATGTCTGTACCATCTGATTCTATCTTTTCATTTCCAGAACCATCAAGTACTAATCCTGTATTTGCTGCTAAAACAACATCAGCAGTTGCAGTAAGATTAATATTATTACCTGTAATAGTTAGATCAGTTCCATCACCTTCTATCTTTTCTCCATCATCTCCAAAAGTTAATCCTACATTAGCAGGTATGTTTATATCAGCTCCTGATACAATATGTAAATCTGTACCATCACCATAGATATATTCACCACCCTTATCATAGAAGTATAATCTTCTATCATCAGCTATACGAACAACTTCATTACCATCATATTGTTGAAATACTAAATCATCAGAATCTACACCAAGCTTAACAATCTGTACATTTGCAGTACCATCCATATCTAAAGATAATTGAAGTGTTCCAGCATCTTTAAATTCTATATTACCACCTTCAGCATCTAGTACAATATCGTTACTAGAATCTAAAGTTATATCTGTGCCATCATTTGTTATTGAGTCTAAAGCAATACTTCCTACATTAGTTATATTAGCATCACCAAAACTTGTATTACCTGCAACAGTTAATGTACCGGAGACATCTACATTACCATTGATATCAATAGTTGTGGCTGCTATTTGAACTTCTGTATCTGCTACAAGGTCTAATTGACCATCAGTAGAAGAATAAATATAAATAGCTGTATCATAAAACTGTATCTTTTCTGTACTATTAATTAAAATGTCATCAGAGATTTTAAAGTAATCCTCATCTTCCATCCAAGTTATTACACCATCAGCAGTATTAGCATTAAAAGTTACAACAATATCTGTGTCTGCACCTGTTCCAAAACTAATTGCATTACTATATAATGTAGATAAAGGACCTCCATCACCTGTGGTTGAACCATCATGTGTGTGTCCTGTACTTACATTAAAGGCTGCTAATAGTTGATTAAATTCATTATTAAATAAAGCTGCTGTTATTGTATCGCCATCTGCGAATGAGCTTTGTCGTGTATATACTGCCATTATCCTTGTCTCCCTGAAGGTCTATAACTGACATAGAGTCCGTTTATTGTATAAGGTGCTTTCCTATCATCACTAAATATCTTAAACAAATTACTAAATCCACTTCCTGTTAATGTTGTTCTAACTAATGGTTGCTCTTGCGCACCAAAAATACTTGTTCCAAATAAAGCATCAGAATTTCCGAATATAGAAGGTTTTGATGCTACAATACTTGAGTCTGTAGGTTGAGTTCTATCTGTACTATCAAAATCAAATCTAGTTCTTACTGAAGGCTCACATTCACCTTCTGGAAATAAAGAAACCTTTAGATACTCTAAAGTCTTTAAAGTTCCAAAATCTCCATAATCAAAATCAGGAGATTCATATATTGCTGATATATTTGTAGCAGTACCAGCAGGATTAAAATCATTTCCTGTATCATGGTTATAAACATATCCATCTCTATCACCATGAAATGTATCTTCTAATCCACTATAAAGAAATCCAGATGTAACAGCAGGAGCTTGTATTCCTTCTATCTGTGACCACTCAAAACCTCTTGAAGTAAGTGTTCCTACAATTCCTTCTGAAGCTCCAGTTGCAGTTCCATCTTGACTATAATAACATCTATATTGAGATTTCTTTCTTAGTACTACACTACTAAATTCAAGATTATTTACATTGTCCATTATATCATCTATAACGGGCTGTATCTTTTTACTAATAACTCCTAATTCTATATCACCAATTCTTGCAGTACCAGCAACAGTTCTAAAGCCATCAGGTGCTAAAAATATTAGATCACCGCCAAACTCTTGAATTGTCTTACCATCTACACAGCCTACATTTTTTGTAACTGGCGTTACTGCTATATTACTAGAATCATTTATGTTTTGCAACTTATAAATTGAGTTTTTACAAAATATAAATAACTCATTACGAAATGATTTAAGACCAACTACTTGATCATCTAATACAATACTACCTGAACCTGTAGATGAAAAGTCATCTATATCACTTGTACCACTATAAAATATAGTATTTAAAGCTGTTGCAGCACCTGCTACTACTAAGTGCTTATCATGCATTACACAATATTTAGGATAATGTGTTCCACTAACTGTTATTTCTTTTGCAAAATAAGTTCTACTACTTAATATTCCAGTACCTGTCATTTTAAAATAGAAAGGTTTAACTCCAGAGCCTTCATCAGTAACAATTAGTTCTCCATAAATACTATCGCCTTCATAGACTGCAAAGTGTGCTTTACTTTGTGAAGTTCTAGCTGCAGCACTTCTACCAGTAAAAGTACTATAGTTATCTCCACTTCCAGATACACTTGCTCGATTTATTTGTAACCAACTATTTCCATCTAGACTAAAATAAATATTAGTTCCTGAACAAGCTACAACACCATCTCCATAAATATGTAATCCTTCTATATCATTAGAGCTATTAGGTCTTGTACCATCTCCAAATTGACTATAGCCATTAATTCGTCTATAGCCACCTTGTGTAGAGACTTCAAAGTTTACTAATTTTGTAGCAGTACCCGGAGTTTTTAAAAGCTCTAAAGTAGTAGAAGCTTTATCTAATCCCCCTTGTAATGATACAGAATAGGGTTGTGCTGCTGCCATTAGAAATATATCCTATCATCTGTCATTCTTTTGGGATCTGGATTTACAAGATTATTCTTCATGTTTCTCATTCCCTTCTTATAATCATCTAAAGCAAAAGCAGCCTGTTGTAATTGTTCTTTAAACTGATGAACATAATATCTAGTTCTAGAAGTTATAACAGGACCATATTGGTCTGGTAAGACCATAGCATCACTATGTGATGAGAGGGCAGTAGGAATGGTGAAAGCATAGAAATGAACATTATATACCTTATCAGGTATTGGGCTGAGACCAAATTTTCTATGGTCAGGACTTCTGATAACATATTTAGGTTCTCCATAATTTTGAGTATCAGCATCATCTGCATTTTCATTATCTCTAAGATATCTTCTCCAATCTGCAAGATTAATATATCTTAATCCTTTAGATACATAAGGAGCCGATTCTCCAGAAACACTAATAGTTGTAATATAAAAATCATCCCAATCTATAGATGCATAATCTGTAGTTATACTTGAACTATCAGCTTTTAAGGTATACCATCTTTGTCCTGCTACACTAGCTACAGTTACATTTCCATAAAACGGATCTGTACCTCCACTCGCTGCAGCCGCAAAGAAAGGTAGTTGAGGTTCTTCATTAGCTATATCAAATATAGATCTGTTTATAGCTTCTTTGACAAATGCTTGAATACCTATAGCACCTGAAAAAGTTCCAGATGTTAATTGTACTTCATTGATTTCTCTTAGAACCTCATTAGTAAGAGTTAAGTAAGTAGTTGCCATGCTTACTCTCCAGTATTACTAATTTCTACCTTTTTCGCAGAATCACTATTTGGATATTGATCATTATAAGAATCATACTTTAAGTTCTGTTTATCTTGAGAATTTTCATAGTACTGTTCCATAGCTTGAGCAGTATTATATCTTACAATGTTATTATCTTTTAATTCTGGCATTATTTATCTCCCTTTTTCTTTGCGAATATTCTGTCATAGTTTTTTTCATAATTTTCTTTACTAGCTCCAGAATACCTTCTTCCTAATAACCCAAGGACTCTGGTGCTTTTTTTGCGACCAGAGCCGGGCATGATTATAGGGTTGTTTTCACTTCCTAGTTGTGGCATCTAATTAATCCTAAAATTAATCAGGCAATACGCCACAATGTAAGAACTCAACTAAGAAAGTTACAGTAGTAGCAGCAGTTGCTAGATCAGCTCCGATTGGAGTTAGTCTTGCATACAGAGTTCTTGCTGAAGCAGTATATAAAGTAGCTGCAATAGCAATAGCTTCTGAAGTTGCTGGTCCACCTACAACACCTGCTGTAGTTGATGTGCTTACGAATTGGTTAGCTGCATGACCATGTGAGTTTTGTATAATATACAAAGGTGCATTAGCTGCCCAAGTTACTGCTGACCCTCCATCATCTAAAATAGCTTCAGTTGCAATAATTTGAGTTCCACCAGAAGAAGTTCCTAGTGAAAAGTCAACATCATTACCACTACCACCTGCTGTAACAATGTTACCTGCTGGAATAGCTATAAGATTACGGATAATCGTGTCGGCTGGTTGTGTAAAACTTACATCTGTGTTAGTATCATCAGTTACTGCAATAGTACCTGTTGTTACTGAAGTCCACGAATGAACAACATGATCTGCAAGTTCTTGAACATCTCCAGTTCTTGCGGAATTTCTTCCTGTATCTCTAATTTTAAATACTGGACTTGCCATTATTTGTCTCCTAATTTAATAATAAAGAAAAGGGGAGCTATAAGAATAACTCCCCAAATCATTTTAGTCAATACCATAGAATGCGGATACTAATGCATCGTCTCTTAGTACTTTAGCTCCATATACATGAAGACCTCGTACTATATCGCCGAATGAATCAGGATCTCGTATTACTTCGGTACTAGTAATAGTCTGAGCAGTTGCACAGGCTGACATGTGTCCAGCTAAACATTTACCAGCAGCATTAGATGTGCTTGCAATGTTATTAGTTTTATACATGTTAAACCCACGCAGTTTGCCAGAAGATACTAAACCATTTCTGATTGAACCTTGACCTGCATTGTAATCTACAGATAGAAGTTTTGAAGATGTTGAAGCAAGAACTTCATAGAAGTCAGGACTTGCTAAGAACCATCTACCTTCTTCTGGAACACTTTGCTCATCAAGAAGACGAGCCATCCTTGATAGGACATCAAGAGGATCATGTTCTGAAGCAGCAAAACCTATATCTAGATTACCTGTTCCGTCATAAGTACCAGCAGCTAAGTCTGTAGCGTTATCTGAACCTAATATATGATTAGGGCTAGATGATGAAACGCCAGCAAACATAACGGCTATTACACCTTCGTCAAAAGCATCTCTAAGAGCATACGCAGCAGAAGATGAAGCTACTTCTCTCCAATTCACATGAGACATATTAGCTTCTATGTCATCAACTTTGAATTTGAAAGCATTAGCAGTATCAACTACTAGAGTTGTTTCAGCGTCAGTCAATTTAGTTTGAGTGACATCTGCACCACGCTCATATTGATATACAGTTATTGAAGGTTCTGTTACAATCTTTACTGAGTCTCCGAAAGCGGTAAGCTCACCAGCATAGTCGGTGTTTGTGATAGCTTCAACTACCGAAGCCTTCCTAAAGAAGTTTAATACCTTTTTAGAGTAGACTGAAGGTAGGAAGAAACTATTAGCTTGAGTGCTTACGGAGTTGGCAAAGTTGGCATCAGTATCTGTGCTAGGCTCAAAATACTGGTCGGATTGATTATACGCCATTTTGGTTTCCTCGTAAAATAAAAGTTAATAATTATTTTGCTATTCTGCCTTCTGAGATTGCATTGGTAATATCTTCTTCAAATCTATCAAATTCATCTATGGACATCTTAGCAATTTCCCTTTCGGACCATATCTTCTTTTGCTTTGGTTCAACAGCAGTTGTTTTTGTTGAAACCATATCAGCAGCAGTAGATTGAGTCCTTTTAGAATTTGACCTAGTTCTTTTAGGAGGAGCATCTAATCCTGTATCACGCTTATATAAATCTAAGGCTCTACTGGCTAAATCAGCATCACTACTATTTTTGTATATCCAATCTTGAATTGATTGTGGTTGAGCTTTCGCCCAACTATGAAACTCATCGCTGTTTTTGATTTCATCATAATCAGGATGTTTATCCGTCAATCTTTTCTCAGCATCTCGGTGTATTAATTCAGATTCTCTTTGTTGTAGTGCAGCAAGACGATTTTCTAAATCTTTTGTCTTCTGTTCACTTTGCATGTGAGCAACTGTTTCTACTACCTCATATACATCAGGATATTCTTTTTTAAACTTATCTAAATCTTCAGTAGACTTTGGAGCTACATAGTTAGATTTCTCTTTTAGTAACTCTGCTTCTCTAGCTTTAAACTCTTCAAGTTTACTATCGTAATGTGCTTTTAAGTCATCGTATCTTTTTTTATAATTTGCTCTTTGTTTAGAAGGCTTCGTTTCTTTTATTACTTCATCCTTTGTAACATCTTCAGCATCATTACTGACTTCAGGTTCTTCAAAGAACACATTGTCAGAAGATACAAAGTCTTTTCCTTTACCATCGTGCCAAGGTTTCTTAGCGTTATATGGATTTGCTTGTTCCTCTTTATTTACTTGAGTCATTTTCTTTACTCCTACTCAGGGCTTTCTTAACAAGGTAGCTGCTATAAGTTGCGCATTGTCGCAGGGCTTGTCTTGACAAGGTAGCCTTTCGGTTAATTAAATTGATAGAGGGCTTAATTAAAAGGTAGCTCTATCCCATTGTTCGTGGATTCACAGATAGCATAGCTTTCCTAATTTCTTCGTCTTTATCAGACTCTAGAATTGATCTACCATACATATCTTTTTCTTCTTCTTCGGCTTCACCACCAACTTGCATATTTTGTCTTTCTTCTGCACTAGCTTCAGCATCTTCCATCATACGCTGTAAATTATCAGCTCCGATTTCTTCTGTAGCTTTTGCAGTAAAGACAAACTCACCATCCGATAACCTTGCGGGTATCGAATCGGAGACTGCTGAACCCGGTCCTTCAACTGGACCAGATCCTGCAAATTCTGTTGCTGTGGACATAAGTTTATCAAATATAATACTTACTTCTTCATCACTTTCTAAAGTGTCCATCAGCTTTTTTTGTTCTGCACTATTAAGTGCATTATTGACTACAAAATCTATAAAGTCATCTTCCATCTGTTCATCAGATTTCATTGGTACTGACTCTATAGGTTTTGACATCATAATAGTCATTTGATTATCAACATCTCCACCTTCTTGTTTTTGTTCTCTAACTAAAGGTTTTTTTAAAGCTCTTATTAAATCATCAGGCTCTCCTAACTCATAAGCTTCTTCTAGAAGTTCTTCAATTCTATTATCTGAAAAACCTCTTTGTCTTAATTGATTTGCAGTATCAGTCATTTCTCCTAATTCTTGAGCAGCTTCTTCTGTAGGAGCAGTTTGCTTATCTTTTAATTTTTTTCTTTTTGATTTAGAAAGTTTTTTCCCAACAGCTTTACTTATAGCTGTAGCAATTCCACCATATTGTTTTGACTCTCTCTTTTTTTCTTTAGAAACTATTGGAGCTACAGAAATAGCTATACCTTCTAATTGTTCTTTCATAGATTTATTTCGTGCCATTATACTCCCTCATTTCTCCTTAGTTCTTCTTTAACTACTGTAGGTAATTCTATTAATCTAACCAGAGAACTCACTTTCCCCTGCAACCGGTACATTTCCTGTTCCGATGTTGCCACCGCCAGTTCCTGTAACGCCAAGTTCTTGAGGTCCTGTAGGTGTTCCTCCAGCGCCAGCCATAGCTGTGGGTTGTTGACCACCGGGTTGAGTTTCCGTGCCTTCGTTTTGTCCAGCATTTTGCATTCCTATTATTTGAGCCATAACTGCAGCTTCTTCTGGATCATTAAGAATTTCTTCAGGATCTAAGTCTAAGCTGTAGGCTAGTTCACTAATCAATTTAGAAACCTTAACAAAAGGAGCAACAGCAGGATTCTGTGCAGTTTGTAAGAACATAGTCAATCTTTGACTTCGTACTTCTTTTTGCATTAAGCTATTTGTTCCAGATGCTTTAATTTCTAAATCACCTTTAACATCCATTTCACCTTCAAAGAACTGCATGTTCCATTGAAAGTATGACTCCCCTAATGGTTTTAATAAAAAGTCATCAAGATTCTTGACAACTGTTTTAATATTTAAACTAGCAGCACCTAATAACATTGACATACCTGATGCTGTTCTTGTCATACTCTGAACTCCTGTTTGTCCATGAGAATAACTTGGAATACCTGTTTGTTCATCTGCAAGCTGTCTGAACTTATCAAACATCATTAAATTTTCTTGTGATGTATTTGGAAACTTCAAACCATTTATAGCTGTTCCGGGATTTCCAGTTTGTCTTCTGAATATCTTACCGGGATATATTTCCATTGATTGTCCGCCTACTAAAGCAGACTCATCTACATCAAAAATAACAGAACCTGATAAAGCTAAGTTATCAATAGCCATTCTTGCATGACCATTCATAACTTGCTGTGCATCATTCATATTTTCTGCAACACCTATACCAAAGAAATTATAAGGATTTCTTTCGTAAGGGAATGCATGATAAGGAATACGAGAAGGTGTAAATGGATTAATTACTGCTCTAAGTAACTTATTACCACATACCCAAGCATTTATTTGTACCTCATCTAAATCATCTACAGAGTCTGGAAGTTCAATATTAACTTCTCTAGCATACTCTGCATCCATGATTCCCCAATATTCAAGAACTTCAAAGTTAGTATTTACATAATCTTCACTATTATAATCATCTACTAATTGAGCTTCGTAATCTTTTTCAATATAATTAGGACCTTCTTGTAAAGTTTCCCTAATCTTTTCTGCATCAAAATAAGGCATACTTCTTAGTTGCCTTAATTGACTTCTATTTAGTTTATGTCTATGGACAACAAATTCACATTCATCCATATTAGTTGCTGCAGGATCTGGATAAAAATCCCAACAACTAACAAATTCTATTCTAGGTACACGAACATCTATAGGAGTATAAACTCGACCTTCTTCACCTTCATTCCACTTATGTAAAGTTTTATTAAAGTTAAATGGTCCTTTGACAATACCTGTACCTAATAAAGCTGCTTCTAATAAAGCATTTCTAATCTCAGAAGAACCATTAGATTCTTCAATTTGATCATGGATTAACTTTTCCATTCTTCTTGCAGCTTTTTGAGATGGATTTAATTCTAATATTTGAGGATTAGGATTAGCTCCTTCAACAAGCATATCTGCTGCTTGATCTTCAATGCTCTCAGAAAATATACCTTTATTAAAAGTAGCTCCGGCAGCTAAAATTCTACCATCACCTTCATAACCAACATCATAAGGATTCATTTCCTCTTGTGGTTCATCTTCAAGTCTATTGCCTATATTATCAGGCTGTGAAGTTTCAGGTTCAGGCTGTGAAGTTTCAAGATCAGGTTTAGGATTATTAATATCTAAATAAGCTTGTCCTAATTCACCTTCAGGTATTTTAGTTTCTGTAACACCTATTGGAAACTTTCCAGTTCCAAACATTACATCTACTAATTGTCCAAAAGCAGCAAGTACTTTTGTTTTAGTTATCTTAACAAATACTCTAGACTTTTCAGACTGTCTAAACTTTACACTTTTACTATAAAGCCCTCTATAGTTTTCATAAGCAACTAACCATCTTTTTTCATCTAAATCTCTTTTATCTTCAGCAGCAGCAAAACGAGATTTAATAAGACCAACTAACTGTGAAGTTTGGTAAGCTTCTAGTTTTAAATTTTTTCCTGTCTCACCTTCAACATCTTCATAAATGTCGTTAGCAGTTAAAAAAGTATTGTCTTGTTCAGCCATTATAACTCCTTATGTATGACTTTTGTACAGAGGAATTAATATTCTACGCCAAGTACTAGTTCTATATCTCCAACTGAAAAGTCGGGTGTTACATCTGTTCCTGATATAAATGCGAAACAGTAAGTACTTGTAGTTCCTTCAGCCGCTTGTAATAAAACAGGAAATCTTGCTTTAGCTATATGATCTCCATCAGTTGATCCAGCACTTTCTAGATTATTATCAAATCTAAAGACTCTACCTCCACCATAATTATAATCATCGGCAGAACCATCAAGTGTTAAACTTCCAGTTACTTTTGCAGTAGCAAAATCAGCATCAGATACATTTCGTGCAGCATTTACAGTACCTACAGATTGATTCACTTGACAAAAGAATATTTCTGCATCAAATACAGAATTAGACTTAGATATAATCATAGCAGAAACAAGTCTAGAACATCCTCCGTTATGTCCAACAGCTAGAGGTATTTCTGTTGTATCAAATAATATATCGTTGTTTGCATATGTAACACCTGTGATAGTAGGAGTTACCCTAATTATACGCCGAGCGTGTTGATTTACATGTGGCATTTTTTCTCCTTAATATCCAAATGTTGTGTCTGAGGGAGTATAAGTTTCTGAAGCAAATTTCAATCTCCTATCATAAGGATTATCAAGTCTTGGTCTACTCATCAACATATATCTTAAAGCATCGTAAGCATGATCAGGAGCATGTGTATCCACATCCTCTGAATTAGTCTTAGATAGCGGTATTCCTTGTAGTTCTTTAATTAAGTTAGCACAATTATTAAATATTTGTAATCTAGGTCTAGTAGTACTATCTCTAGATCTTAAATGTTCATGTACTTGAACTTTACCAGCTACCCTGTTCTTATCAGCCCTTCTAAGTTTATGTCCTTTTTTAATTAAAACTTCACCTATTGTTGGTCCAGTATATCCAGTTCTAGACCATGCTGCAGTATCTAATACTCCACTTATTGACTTCATTTCACCTTCTTCAAGTTGTGTTAGCTTATCAGCTAGTGCATCTCCAGTAAGACCTTTTTGGTATAATTCTCTATATATAATAATAGTCTTATCTTCAGGATCAACAGCAGCCCACAAACAACAACTTTCGGAAGCATATCCGTAATCAATTCCTTTTAATCTTTCCCACCATGTAGGGATATCAAATGGTACTATAACATGGCGTTCAAGTTCAAATTCCGCAAAGGCTGCTCCTTCCGCAATATCCCAATTACCTTCTAATAACTGTTTCCTTTGAACAGCAGGTAAGGAATTAAGCATCCTTTCATATTCACCATCTTCCGCTAAGTAAGGATTATCCTGTAACTTAGCTGGAATAAACTTTCTTGTTAGTCCGTCATGTCCTCTAAAACTTTTGTTTTCATCTGCCGGATCAACATATCTCTTTTTTACCCATTGTGCGCCAACACCACCCGGATTAGCTGTACAACGCAGATAAGTTTTTAAATTCTTATCTGTTGTTCTTAGACGAGATGCTAGATAATTCCATCCAAACTCTGTTGGTAGGTGTGTTATCTCATCAAAACCAATCCAGCTATAGGCTTGTCCTTGATAACGATAAGCATCTGAATCTCTTTCTAAGAATCCAAATTCTATTTTAGCTCCACTAGGGAACTGCCAAAGCTTTTCAACTTCTTTAAACTTAGCACCTCTGAAAGCTTTAGGATATATTTCCCTAGACTTATCAATCAGTTCTCGTAATTCGGGCATTGACCTTCGAAGAATCAATGCTCTGTGTGCTGCTATGTGACAAGACCTTAAAGGGTCTATGAGCATGGCAAAGCTTTTACCTCCACCTGCTGCACCACCATACAACACATCTTTTTCCCCTGCTGCTAAGAAGTCTGTTTGAGGTCCTTCGTTGGGCATAAATTCAACATAAGAACCTGTATCATTTAGATGCTTCTGTATAACATCAGGCAATTCTTTACTTTCTGACTCAGTAATTACATTTGACTGTAATACTTTTTCTTCTTTTTTTAGCTCTCGTTGCGCTGCTTTTAAGTTTCTGCGCAACTTTGTAACTTTTTTACCCTTACGCTCTAATTTTCTTTTGGCTTGTAAGGCTGCCTTAACATCAGATAATTCTGAATTTTTAGGTCTTCCAGCTCTTTTTCTTGGAGTACCATCTTTCTTTAGTATATAGTCACCTTGAGCATTTGTCAAGTACTTTTTACTTTTTTTTTCATTTTCTTCCATAAACTTTATTGACATGCTTCATTAAACCTACCTTAGAGAGCTTTCTACCAGTCTCAGCTTCTAACCAATCAACACCTATTCCAAGGCTGATTTCCTGTTTATAAACAGCTTCTGTGACTTCTTTTAGAATTTGTAACTCTTCTTCGATAGGTTTAAGATAACCCTCCATATTATCAACTAACTCATAGCCAAAGGGTATAGTTGAGGTAACACGCCGTATATATCCGTCTGGAATTAACATACTTTACCACTTTACTTTGTCAGCCCAATAAGCTGCTGACATTTTACCTTTTTTAATATTCTTAGCATGTCTAGCTTTGAAAGATTTCCTTTTAGCTTTCATTCTAGCAGACTCACCAGCTTTAGGTTTACCTGCTGTAGAAGCTCCTTGTTCTCCAAAACGAATTGTCTTTATTCTATCACCTTCTTTAGCCACAACAACATGTGACTTCTTAGGATGATTGGGAGTTCTTTTAGGTTTATTAAAACCAGAGACTCCTACTCTTGCTAATCTTGGATCTTTTTTCTTAGCCATTATTTTTTTGCCTTTCTGTATTTACGAGTTTTAGCTGCTATCTTTTTTGGCTGCTTACTTACTCTTTTACCCTTCTTAGTATCCTCTCGTTTCTTTCGAGTAGTTGCCGCGTATTCTTTAGAAGATAGTGCCTTTATTGCCTTCTCTGGAAGATATCTCTCTCCAGTTTCAGAAGACTTTTTACCACTCTTGGTTCTCCACTTCTGTTTGGTCCAGCTCTTTAAACTCTTTTGACTTTTCTTTAAAGCCATTACTTAGTAGCCTTATGAACTTTCTGGACTTCAAAGTTTGCAGTAAGACTAGCACCCTTATGAGCCTTAAAAGTTCCTGTGTGTTTCATAAGTTTAAAAGAACCATTCTTTTGTTTCATCCAATGAAATCCTTTAGGTGCTTTTACTTTCATTATTTATATCCTCCACCAGCTTTCTTATATTCTCTTGCCAACATCTGTGCTTTTCTAGCTGACCATTGACCTGCTTTTCCACCTTTAGTTCCAGCTTTAATTCTATTGAAAAGCCTTTTACGCATTGTAGGCTTTGTATAATTACCAGCTTCGTTTACTCTAGACTTAGTTTTTTTCTTAGCCATCTTATAATATATATGCTAATAGAAGGGTAAATATAACTCCTTCTAAAAAGGCAAGCCATAATAAAGTGTAATTATTCCATCCTGTAAGATTTTTAAACCACTTTATCATACTTTTATGCCATTCAATAAATTTCTTTAATTTACGCATAGATTAACCCTTATCTTTTGCTTTACCTATGTTTAGCGCAAAAGTATCTAATACTTTATATAGCTTTGCAATCATCTGATCATCTTTAGGTGTAGGAGTCAATGAGCAAATCAATGCTGCTCCTGATATAACCCAAGGCATAATCTTAAAAATTGTTATTAGCATTCCTAGGAATTTTATTCCTGCTGATACTTCTTCCATTTATATTCTCCTTTATTTAGTTATTTATATAACTATCTTTGTCCTCTGTAGCGTCTAGTGCTATTCATCTTTTTAGGTTGATTGCCATAAGACTTATGCTGCGCTACAGGCTTATTATACTTTTGTGTTTTATTGACTGTATTCTTTTTCTTTTTCGTCATTTAACCATCCGTATTGTTCATCTATCCATTGTTGAGCTTTTATATAACTAATAAACTCATTCCATCTATAATAATCTTTCCTCGCTCTACACCAAAACAAACCTTCATACTTATTCAGTTTCATATTAAACTTATTCAGTTTCATATTCATATTTCTCCGGAGTAATATCAATAGGTGCTTTATCCGGCATCAAGAAGATACCGCCACCAACATTATGATTCACATCTACCTTATCAACTTTGCTTACACCAACTCTATCCAATAAAGTTTGTGCTGCAGCTAACTTATTATTAGCTTGTATTATAGGCTTTTTAGAATCCATAATCTCAACAAGCTTAAAAGCAGCTTTAGGTGCTGAATTAGCTAGAACCTCTTGTGTTAATTCTAATATCTCAGATTTTAAAGTTTTTACAACATGATGATAATGGCTTTTATATCCAGCTTTCTTTGCAGCTTCTGCAGCATCACCTTGAGTCTCTACTAAGTATTGTAGGAAAGACTTCTGTTTATCTGTCAGTTCTCTCTTGGTTGTCTTTTCAACTGTATTTAAAATAGCCATTCTTTTATATTATATAGCCGGATAGGGATTTGTCAAGTTTTATTTATAATATTTTTAGGTAGTTATAATAATAATAAAAAAATAACTTGACAAAAGCTCATTTCGACTCTATAATAGACTATGTAGCCCCCGCGGTACATCTATATATCCTCAACTGTCTAAATAACCCCCGAATAGCGCAACACAATTAGCGGAGATTTAGAGATCTTTAAAGTTCTTTAAAGTCTTTGAAGTCCGCACCTAACTGGTTTATGTTGTTTTTGGTATAAAATGTATAACCATGCTATATATACCACCCTACCCCCTATGGCTACCTGCCCCACTACAAAGAGCTATAAAGCTCTTGTGGGGCTAGCTTTCCTTTTCAGTCTCAACGAAGAGATAAAAGTTCTTTAAAGACTTTGTAGAGCTTTACAGAGCTTCTCAAGCTACTAAAAAGGAAAGGTAAAACAACACAGACTTTGTAGAGCCTTCAAAGTGATGGAGCTTTCTTTGCTTATCTCTGGTTAATAAGTATAAAAAGTCTTTTAAGTGTTATAACTTTAAGGAATAATATTAGAACTTTAAAGACTTGAAAGAGCTTTAAATGTATGATAGTCAATCATTTAGGTTATAAGTATGTATGCTTCTTATTCCAAAATATAATAAGATATTTAATTGACTTTTTATACTTAATATGAGACTCTGAAATAGTCGAAATATTAGGAGATACTATGTCAAATAATACTAGAAATTACGAAGCGCATTTGGGCTTGTCCTGTTCTAAAAGGAAAGTATTGCAGCTCAGATATCCAACCTTCAATCAACTACACAATAGCATATTAAAATACAAGCCATATATTTCTTGGTGGGGTGTAGTAGGTTATGATAAACTTAATAAAGATCAAAAAGAAGTAATTTCAATCTTATGGAGGAATATATAATGAAAACATTTAATGGCACAATAGACCCAAAGAAAGCGACATCAGGCAAACAGGCTTGGTCGTTAGCATGTTTAATTCTTGCTGATGGTCAATTCAAGACAGACGCAGGAGGAGTTATAAGGCGACCATTGAAACCACAATATAAGGCAGCAAGGTTAGCGAGATGTTTCACTTCTTTAGATAAAAGAAAAGGAGCAGTTAAACCCTCCGCTTATGTCTTAACCAATAGAATAATAGGAGCGATTACCAATCACGATAATTTTAAAACAATGGGCGGATATGACAAGCTCAGAAAAGGATTTGAAACTGAAGGTTTTAAATCTGAATACTTCAAAGAGCTTGTCAATGCAATGGAAGCATATCAAAAGGAGGTCAACACTGAATAGATAACATAAAAAATATATCTTTGTCTTGAAGGCTCGGCAGGCAACTGTCGGGCTTTCTTTTTTGCCTAAAAAAAATTTCCTCGCTCGCTTCGCTCGCTCGGCTTTAAGGTCTGCTTCGCAGGCTCTACAGCATAAAGAGAGAAGGTCTGCTTCGCAGTCTTTAGGCATTATGTGAAAAGGAAAGCTAATATTTTATATGCTTAACTGCTTTTCTCGCTAAACATTAAAATATAAGGGAGCCATAACGGGGGTAGGGGTGTAATTACAATTAAAATTAAATTTAATTAATTAATTAGCGCTTTACCCGCGCCTTGTTGCACGAAGCCTATATATTATCTATTCAATATTATTTTATAGATAATCAAATAACCATAGAATATACAAAGTAAATAGAACGATTGTTATTAATAAGCCCATCTCAGGTTTTTCTCCTTTTTTAGAAATAATTAATATCACCATAGCATAATTTATATTCAGCGTCAAGTAATATTTAATTTAATTGTTGCGCAACTTCGCGGAACTTTTGCTACTATATATGATCTGCTATTATAAATTAAAAAGGGTTGACATCCGCGACAGGCTCGGGCAAAGTTAGCTCAAACACGCAACGGAGGGGAAAACATGGAAACTATATTGGACACTTGTTTATTTAGTAATGTTAAAGAGCATTTAAGAAACGAAGGGTTTAAATATTATACCGATAGTTATTATGATTGTACCGATAAAGCCCTTATATTTCAAAGGGTTGGAAAGTATTTAAATTATAAAGTAGATAAAAAATATAAAACTGCTTATGTTACTAAAATAACTATACCAGATGATGATAGACCACCGCTTGACAAGACGGCTTGGCGTGTGCTATATTGGGAAAACAATGAAACAGGAGAAAAAATATGACATTAAATGATATAATAATTGATATTGCAAGCGCTCCAATTTTAAATGTAAATGAGGAGTTAGAAAAAGCTAAAAAGGAACAAGAATATAATTGGAGCTATGATGCTAATGGTTCACCTATTGAGGAGGTGTCAGATGAATAATAAATTAGAAGTATATTATAAAAATGTTTGGGGTAATGATCTTTGTTATCCTGCTAATAATATAGCTAAGAATATCTGTAAGTTTACAGGTGCTAAAACTTTATCAGATTATGCAATATCTATTGCTAAAGATATGGGTTATGAGTTACATGTTGTTGCTTATAATCCAAATAAATAGGAGTATTAATATGAATATGTATACTGGAGACCCTGCTTTTGAACAGTTTTTATTGCATGAGGTAGCTCACCAAGTAAACTCAAAGCAAGATAAACTTAAACTTAGAG